CGCCTGGTCCAGCGTGACCAGAAGGGGGGGGTCGAACGCCGGGGCGTCAAGTGCAGGTCGCTCCTCCAGCCCGGGCTGAACCCCGGCCGGAGAATCCGGGTAAAATCAGAGTGGGTGTCTGGGGATTTCGTCGTCGAGCGGGTGGGGCACTCGGGGAGCACGGTCGGGGGGGAGTGGTACACGGACGTCGAGGCCTACTGATCAGTTGTCGAACCAGAACACCATGCGGACATCCTCTACCGTAGATGGATAATCCTCAGGATACCGCTTGACGTCGTACCCATTCCCGAAAAGATATCCAAAAACACTGAACACATAACAGAGATCTGCTTCAGGATCCTTTATACGCGCTTCTCGTTCGTACCAATCCTGCACGTCCGAGAGTTCTTTTCCTGTGATCCAGGACAGATGATGCCAGTCTTCAACCCCCCTGTTATAGTCCATGTTGGTCAGTAATGACATATTGTCAGGTATCCCTCGTAAAGGGTATTGCTGATCACCTGGTTTGTCTGTTCTCACGCCAGCGAGTCGTGCGAACAGTGAGTAGTTGCGGGGAATGTTTAACGCCATCCAGTGATGCCATTCCCCAGAAACTTTTACTTCGATATGCGCATGAATGTCACAACCCATTTTCGTTCTCCTCAATTTCTGTGAGCGCTACTAATTTCCGGGGATACACGCATCACAATCGCAGTCCGGATGGGAAGCATTTTGTTGTCGACGCTCGAGCTCAGCCTCGAGCTGCTCCGTCGTGAACCCTGCCAGTGCAGCGATCATCGGATCGATTGCCGGAGTCAGAGACGCCAGCGCCAGAGTCTGAACCCACGGAACGCAATCGAGTCGGGCCTGGACCTGATCCAGGAAGCTCGGGGAGCAGTGGTCGAAGCTCATAGAGGTTCCAAGATTCCCGTCACCCTGGAGTGAACTCTCGACCTGAAAACAATCGTACGTCCTCATCTGACTCTTCGCGCTTCCTGCAGGGGCGCAACAGACCACCACAGAACCGGCCGGGACCTCCTGCTCACCCTCGTTCAGGAACTCGCCCTGAAGGGCGTACCCGTTTTTCTGCGACCGGTCGATCCCGGTCACGATCTTCAGCCAGCCGACCCGACGCCCCGACCCTGTCGGCTTCGTGAAAGTCCTTCGAATCATCGCCACACCGTTTCGCTCTACAATTTTCAGGTCCATGATTTTCTCCGAATTCGTTGTGTTAGATTTCAGTCCTTATCCAAATCGATTGCGATTTCAAGTTCGTGTAACCACTCAGCTTTTGCGGAGGCCTTGAAAGACTCAATTACGTTGATCAACGCAGAGCTGGAGCGCGATTCCCATGGGCGATCGTCGATAAGGTCTCTTCTGAGACGGATCACGTTTTTGCGCGTTGCAGAGGCCAACCCTTCGTCGGCGATATCGCGACGAAGACACATGGCCAAAGAACCCCTCTGCTCGTCCTTGACGGCTTTCTCGGATTCCCACCCAAGAATTATGGCAACGCCACCGTTTTGCACGGCTGTCACGAAGGCTTCGCGGGTTACCTTGGCTTGCGAAATCGTGTGAAGGATCAAAATCTCAACGTTGCTGGCCATTTCGTTTCTCCAAGTTCGTGTTTCAATGTCTCAATCTCAGTATGTATCTACTATAAGCTACCCCTAGATCAGAATCAAGAAAATAATTCACACATCACAAAAATAATTCACAGCTCGGAAAATCTCGGCAGGTAGTCTACAGTACAGCCATGGACGAGCAGGGGACACGGACTCTCACGAGCGCAGTAGCCACCGCGATCGACGCGGCGCTGCTCGAGGTGCGCACGGCGACGCCGGCGAGGATCGAGTCCTACTCGGCATCCGACCAGCGGGCCGTCGTCCTCCCCCTCCTGAAGCGGCGGACGAAAGTCGGGGCCGTGCTCGTCCCGAACCCGATCGGGAACGTCCCGGTTCTGTTCCCCCGGGCCGGGGGATACGCGATCACCTTCCCGGTCGCCTCCGGGGACACGGGGCTCCTGATCTGCTCGGACCGGTCCCTCGACCTCTGGCTCGAGTCCGGGGGGCAGGTGGATCCGCAGAGCGGTCGCCATCACGAGATGGGCGACGCCGTGTTCCTCCCCGGACTCCACGCCTGGGGGGACGCGATACCAGGGGCCAGTACGTCAGACATGGTCCTGATGCGGGAGGACGGCTCAGCCCTGGTCCAGATCGGGTCGGGGCTCGTGGAGATAGGCGCCCACCCTGCTGCGTCGTGGATCGCCCGTGCAGACTTCACGGACGCGCGGATTACCTCGCTACAGGCAAAGCTCGACTCATTGATCGCGAAGTACGACCTACACACGCACCTAGGGGTGCTACCTGGTCCGGCAGTCACAGCTCCCCCGCTCCCCACAGAGATTGTGCTCGGGCCTCTGGCGACCGTCGCAGCCACGATTGGGAAGGTGACATGAGCGTAACCAGCGACGCGGCGGCGACCGCGATCACGAACGCGATCAATGCGATGGCCCCGGCCGACGTCCAGAGCCTGCTGAAAGTTATGAAGGCGTGGATGGCTCAAGAGGAGCCGTACTGGGCGGCAGGCGGGGGGTCTCAGCCGATCATCATCCGGCCGGACACGATTACACCGGGAACCCGTCACGAAATTGTGGACGGGTGGCTGGGGCTTCGCTATCGCACAGGTTTTTACGAGTCGCGAAACATCCTGCTGGCGGACGGTGCCGAGTATGGTTGGAACGTCATCAACAGTGCCAACGTCGCAAGCGCCAACGAGAACACCAGTAATCCCGGGCAGGTGACGATCAATCCTACGGGAGGCGCCGCGAAGGACTGGTATCCTGCGACATACACGGCACCGAAGCGCACAAAGCTGTTTCCCTGCAACCAGAAGACTCAGTTTATCACAGCTCGACTCGCGACGAACTGCGCGGCGGTGGGTGATGTTTCCGGGATCATGATCCATGGTATTGCAGACACTGGTAAATTCATTCGTTCATTTTTTCAGCGTTCGGGTGCCAACGTCCTTTGTGGGACGCAAAACAACGCAGGCGTGACGGGGCCGATGCTGACTGTGACTCCTGCGACGGCGGCTAATGGCGTCTGGTTTCGAATCATGATCGACTCCCGGGGGTACGTGTGGGGGTGGCAGAACGCGACGTTCAGTGCAACCCCACCTATCGGTGGATGGACGCTCGGAGTTTCGAATCAGGGCACAGGCGGGCTACCAGATATCACAGGCATGTCCGCAGGCTACTACTGCGGCAACAGCGCCGGGGGCACAAACCAACTCCGGGTGCTATACTACGATGACCGAGGCATGGGCACGCCAATTGACGGAGAGACTTACCCGACGTGGGGCGCGGGCTATGATATCGCGTCCACGGCTATTCAGATTCTCGACGTTGACGATGCAGGCGCATCGTCGAACACGGAAATCAAAGCACTGTTTACCGGGCTGGCGGCCAAGGCGGGAAGCACAGCAACTCTCCAAGTAAGCGGAAAGCGTTCCGGTGGCGCCGGTTCGGCGTTCGTCACTTGGTCGACTCCGGCAGCATGGGCGGGCGTAGACGGCGCAGGTGATTGGCTCCGTTTGGGGCTCCGGTGGGTGTCAGACGGGACGCAGCCGGGCAACGTGTTTCTCGGGTCGGGCGTGACTCTGCGGACATCATAGGAGATCACAGTGGCGCTACAGCTCACATCGACAGGGGACCTCCAGCGGACGCTCGGGACGTTCGTCAGACTGGACGAGGTCTCGGACAGGGACGAGTGCATCGGGCAGCGGATATCTATTCGTCTCAGGAGGTGGCTCGGGGAGTGGGACTACGACACCAGGCTGGGTATGCCTTGGAGCACACTGCTCACGAAGGGCACAACGGAGGGGCAGCTCAGGGCCGCGATCGTGCGGGAGGTGACCAGGGTGCCTGGGGTGCGCGCGGTCGCGTCCCTGACGACGTCGGTCGTCAACCGGGCTGTGACTGTGACGGGGAGGGTGTCTGTGGTCGGGAGCTCGGAGCTGGTTACGTTCGGGGCGCAGGTGGAGATCTGACACCTATTTATGGAGCACCACGTAAACGGTGTTGATCCGCGTCCCGGACGACGCGAACGACTCCATGGGGAGATCCCGGAACGGAGACCCGTAGCAGTCGCTGTGCTTCTTCGCCCACGCACGGAAAGTGTCGTGCGCCTTGCTCTCCCCGAACTCGACGGTGGCGGGGAGGATGGCGACCAGCTTCCCCCCGGGGCGCAGGAACTCGAACCCCAGCAGAACGTGTTGCATGTAGAGAGTCCCGTGGAACGGGGGGTTCATGACGACGTGGGAGTACGCGGGGACGGGAATCATTCGCAGGAAGTTAGCGTGTAGGACGGTCAGTCGCTTGTGCGCGCGAGACAGCTCTTGCAGCACCAGGACCCTCCCCGCGTCTACCTCCACGGCGTCGACTCCCGCCCCCGTCTTGAGCAGGTGGCGGACGATGTTCCCCGTACCTGCTGACGGTTCGAGTACCCGACTCCCCTCGTTGATGTACAGGTCAGACAACAACTTTTCGACCACTGCTTCGGGCGTCGGGTAGAACCCCAGGTCTTTGCAGAGTACCGTAGAGCGCTCTCGGATGTCCTTGTCTGTCACGTCCGCCGGGACGCCGTCCGGAAGCACCTCCCCGTAATAGTCTGCGAGCACACCGTTCGCTTTCCCGACCAGGTCGTCTCGGGTGAACCAGAGATGCGCGTTCCCGTTCATGTACGTGCGGATCCGGAAATACTCCGACTCTGTGCAGGACTGCCGGGGGTTGAGGTTCCGTCCGCGCCCCTCGTCGATGGCGTTGATCAGCCCGCGGGGGTCGGGCTTGTTCCCGTCCAGGACGGCGAACACCCGCTCGACGTCGCAGATCGTGTCCCTCATGCTGTAGTGGCCCCAGTTCCCCCGCTCGTTGAAGACGTTGGTCAAGATGATTCTCGCCCCGATCTTGAAGGCGTCGTGGCTCCGGAACCTCCTGTCCAAGTCGATGAAAGCACGGGCCAGCCCTCGCTGAAAGATCAGGTAGGCGTCCTTCCGCAGGCCATCGAACGTCGCGTAGATCGTGTCCTCCGACACCTCCGGTACGTCGTTGCAGAGCTGATCGTACAGCTCATCTTTGGCGGTCCTGTCCATCATGTGCTCCATGCCGGTCAGGCACAGGAGGTTCATCCACACCCTGGCGTCGACCTGCTGGCGGTACGCCTCGAAGCTCTTCTCTGGGTCGATCCCTTCGAAGAGCCTCTTGTACGCCTCCGACCTGCTGCGGTCGGACAGCGTGAACGTCGCCGCCCCGTGAGCCTGCTGCGCGTGCCGGTAGGACTGCTCGGCCAAGGCTTGGCCCTGTACCATGGCTGCCACGGCATCGCGCATCATGGTCATGGCTGCGTCCCGGTGAGCGCACACCTCGGTCACGGTCGTTCGGGGGATAAGGGCTGTCTCCATATATTGCCTCCAAGGGTTAAGAAAAACCTGTATCTACTATAATCAACCCGCACGGAAAGATCAACATAATAATTCACAGCTCGGAAAATCTCAGCAGGTAGACTACACTGCGACCAGGAGCGAAATCACTCTAGATTCCGAACAGATTTAGGGGGACTACTCATGTCAGTGCTCCGTATCGTCGGTATCGGCCAATTAGGACACCTAATCCCGGGTACGATCGCGAATACATCCGAGGGGGGTCTCGTGATCCTGGTCCACAAACTACCAGGCAGCATCACACGACGGGGGCTGGTCTGCCGGGCGTCCACCAACATACCTCTGTCGTGGGAGATATCTCAGGCCTCAGAGAGATCGATGCTTGGTGTGATTTATGAGGACGACGAGAATCCAGACCTGACGTGGATAGTGATTTCCGGTATCGCTCAGGTACTCCTGCAGGATGGGACGGCTGCAGCGCCAGGAAATTGGGTGAAAACATCCGACTCACAGCCTGGTCACGCAAACGCTACGACAGTCACCCCTCCAGACGGGACGATGCCAAAAATCTCTGAGCGTTTGCGGGAGCTCGGGTACTGCCTCGAGAGTAAAACCGCAGGGATAGATGTGTTGTGCTCCTGTCTCGTGAGCGCACATTAGAGAGGATTTTCTGTGGGTACACTGACGACGACAGGGTATGCGAAAGCGTCCGCAGCGGACTGGTTGACGGCGCTCCGGGCAGACTGGATCTCCGAGTTCGGGGTGGGGACGGATGTCTCAGACGACTCCCCGGACGGGGTGCTCCTCCGGATTTTCGCTCAGTACCTGGCCGAGCAGGACGAGGCGATCGAGGCCGTCTACCAAGCCATCGACCCCGACTCCGCCGCGGGGGTCGCGCTCGAGAATGTCTGCTCGCTACTAGGGCTCTCCCGGAACGCGGCGACGTATTCCACTATCTCCTCCCCGGGCGTCACGCTCTCAGGCGTCGCCGGGACGAACGTCGCAGGGGGGACGCGGTTCTCGGTCAGCGCGACAGGGGTCCAGTTCAGCCTCGACGCCCTAGCAGTCATCGGTGGAGGCGGGACCGTGACCTGCGGGGTTACTGCTGTCTTGACCGGCCCAGGCGCCGCGGGGGTCGGAGCGCTCGACACGATCGACACTCCTGTCGCCGGCCTGACCGGGGTGACGAACACGGTCGCCGCGGTGCTCGGGACGGACCAGGAGTCTGACGAGGGGTTCCGCTCGAGGCGGGAGGCCTCCCTGTCCGCGACGGGGCGCGGGACGGTCGATTCCCTCTACGCTCGCCTGGCGGACCTTGACGGGGTGACGTCGGTAAAAGTGATCGAGAACTCGACAGACGGGGTGGTCGCGGGGCAGGACGCCCACTCCGTCCAATGCGTCGTCTACGGCGGGACGGCTCAAGATATCGTGGACGAGATCTGGTTGTCAAAGCCCGCGGGGATCGCGACGTACGGGACCAGCTCGGGCACAGCGGTCGACGCGGCGGGGGACAACCACACGGTTGAGTACACCGTCCCCGCGCTCGTCACCGTCCACATCCGGACCACCATCACGACCGACTCGACGTACCCGATCGACGGAGACGCCCAGGTGAAGCAGCAGATCCTGCTGGCTCTGGCCCAAGGGCTGACCGAGCTCGAGGTGCTTCAGGGGACTGTGACGACGGGGCAGGGGTTGGTCGGGGAGGATGTGATCAGCGGGAAGATCGTCAAGGCGATCTACACTGTGCAGGGGGTCCTGACGCACACCGGGCCGCTCGTCGACACGGTAGACCCCCCGGTCGCGACCGGGAACCTCTCGATGAGTGACGCCCAAGTCGCGAGTTACGCGATCGCGAACATGGACGTACTCTAAATCCATTCGACCCTGAAGCCGCCAGTGGCCAAAGGAAATGCGTACCCGAGCACCTGAGCGCCAACAGGCAGCTCCGACTCGTGCTCGACGCTACCACTACCTGGTCGAGAAAAGTCCACATGCTGCGACCAGAGAATCGAACGACGAGTCGTGAAAGGTTCGTAACGCTCTTCGTCTTTAAGGTTCATTTTTTCAATCATGGTCGTTCTCTCCAAGTTCGTGTTTCTCAATCTCAATCTCAATCTGTATCTACTATAAGCTATCCACGATTCAGAGTCAAGAAAATAATTCACAAAACCTAAAAATAATTCACAGCTCGAAAAAATCTCCCGGGTAGTCTACAGTACAGCCATGAGCGAAATATCCCAAATCACGGACTACGAGTCCAGGTTAGTCGCGCTCCTGCTCGGGCAGTTCCGGGACGGGGCTAACTGGCTGAAGATGTTCAACGCCCTGGCGGAGAGTGGCCGCGCGCTCCAGGACCAGGAAGACGTCCTGTACCTCCTCTGGCAGCAGCGGTCCCAGCTCGCGCTCGCGGTCGGCTGGCAGCTCGACCAGTGGGGCGCGGTCGTCGGCCTCCCCCGGAACGGTCTCGGGGACAACGACTACCGGACCAGGATCGGCGTATGGCTCCAGGTACTCAGGAGCAAAGGCACTCCGGACGAGCTCCTAAGCATCGTGAACGGTCTGGTGAACGGAGTTATCGGGAACCAGTCGCTCTGGGAGTCCCCCCCGGCGTGCTTCTCGATCCAGGTCGTCTCGAACGTCCACTGGCTC